AATAGTTCATAAACTCTTGAATTCTATCTGCTTGACTTTCGGTTTCTATAGTTCTTGCGCCAATAACTTGTGTCTTTACAGGACCTTTAGCTGGTAACATTTCCTTGTATGCTTGCGCTTGGAACTGGGTCACGGCTTCTGCCAAAATCGGGTGAATTACGCCAGAGCTACCTTCAAAGGGCTGCGATCTTGATTCATCAAATTTCATGCCTAAATATTTAAGGCCATCGGTATATGTTTTTTCCCATTCACTTCTTGATTGTTTGTCACTTTCTACTGAGCTGACAAGATCAGATGCTAATTGTTCTAAAATAGACTCATCTACAAAATCTACTAAATTAGAGTCAAAGCTCATATTGGGCATAGGATCTACTGCATCAATTTCATCATCAATAAGTATTTCTTGTTCATTAACGAGTACCTGTGCGGCATTTTGGATTTCATCGGTTCTTGATGGTTCTGGCATTATTTCAACAGCGGTGCTGTTGTCCATAATATCGGGGTTCTCTTCTGTTCCTAATCTTCTTTCTATTGCCATAATGTTTTAGTGTATCACTCTCGGTCTTTTTTCGTCACCTGTTAAAACCAAGTCAACTAATTCTCCGTTGAGTATTAGTCCTTGGCCTTCTGCTATAAGTTGTGCCTGTTCCCAACTTGAAGCATGTATATCTGGACCTTCATATTCTTGTTGATCCCAAACGAACCTGGTCATAAAGATTTTTTTAAGTTCCATTAGTAATATACCACTCTATTTTTCTTCATAAAACTAGCTTCTTCTTGATAATCTTCTTTTAAAGATACGAAGCCGCCCTGTCTAAAACGCATCAAGGCCATTGTAGCACTATCGCAAAAGTCGTCATAGTCACCATAAGGAAAGGATGCCATCTCTTCAATTACATAATCTGCAAAATCATCTTCTGGTGCCCAGACCATACCAGATTCAAATATAGGAGCAACACTATTCATCCTAGCTACTTTATCTTGGCCTCTACTTGGTGAATAAGATGTTACCGGTATACCCATTCTTCTTAACTCTTGTGTTAAAGGAGTACCAGATGCTTTTGCCTCTATCAAGACACAATCTGGCTCCCAATATTTGTATTCATCAAATGCTATCTTTTTAAGCTCTGGAAAGTCAACCCTAAATCTCTTTGCATCTAATAAAATTATCGCGCTAGTTTCTTCGTCATTTGTTTCAAAGATAGCCCAGGTAGTAATAGCAGAGTAGTCAGCTGTATCTTTTTTAGAAAAAGCCGTATCGTAACTTTGTATGATGTAGCTATAATCTGGTACATCTTCTTGCTCCCATCGTCGCCACCATTCTCTTTTTACAATAGAACCAGCCTCAGCTGTAGGATTCTGCATCCACTGGCTATTCCATTTTGCAACCGGCAAAGAAGCTTTGACAGATAGCAGTTCTTCTTTTTTCCAAAACTCTGGCCATAAAGGCGTATCAGTCTCTGGCATAATTGCAGGAAACTCAACAACCTCCCATTGGTCAGCATTTTCATCACCTTGCTTTTTGAGAACTTTACCCACTAGATCTTTAATACTCCAGCGCGTCATTACTATCACTATTATTCCGCCAGGTTGTAAACGCTGCCTAGGTCCAGAGGTATACCACTCATAAGCCGATTCTAAAGATTTGGGTGACAGTGCATCTTGCTCTGAGTGTGGATCATCAATAATAAGTAAATCCGCACCACGACCTGTAATAGCACCACCGACACCTGCATAGAAACTTTCACCTTCTTGGTTTGTAGTCCACCTACCGGCTGATTTGTTATCTGCTTGTAATTTCAGATCCGGAAATATATGTGAGTATTCTTCGCTATCAATAATGTTTCTAACCTTCCTACCAAATCTAACAGCTAGCTCAGCTGTGTGAGTGGTTTGAATTATTTTTAAATCACCTTTTCTGCCCATCATCCAAGCAGGAAAGTATGTAGATGCAAATTCAGATTTTGAGTGTCTAGGCGGCAAACAAACTATAAGTCTTTTTAATTTACCTTGGGCAATTCTGTTAAATTTTTCACCAATAATCTTATGATGTCTGCCTTCAATAAACTCTGGCCATAAATGTTTTACAAAACTAATAAAGTCTTTTTGACAAGAATCTTGTTTGTCGATTTGATCGTATCTATGTAATAGAGCAAGAGCTTCTTGCTTATCTTGTTGTGACAGAATGTCAAAATCTTTTATAGAAACTTTACTCATATATATCCTAGTAAAGACGGGTAGAGCAGCTAGGTAGTGACATAGTAACTACTTTACCCTAAGCGTAAACGCCTAGGTCAAGTATATATTAAAATCTAAACTTGGTGCCATTCTTTGCCTTGGAATAACAATGCCTCAGCTTCTCTTCGTCTAATCAATCCTTCTTTTACGACACCCGAGGCTTTATTCCAGCGTTTAATTTGCGCTGGCACATCCTCGTAGTCACCTTTATTTAAAACTTTAAGCATAGTAGAAGAGTTTAGATTTGATGGACCTAAATTGTAAGTCCAGCTTACAAGAGCATCAAATTGGTACTGGCTTAAAGGCATTTCTACCGCCTTATGCACATGATCTTCATACTCTACTATTTCTTCTTCAAGCCACTTATCTGCTTGTTCTTGGTTGCATGTATCACCCATTTTTACATCTTTAGTTCTACCCCAAGCTATCGTAGGTACTCCAGCTGCACAAAGGTAAGCATCAAGCCTACATCCTTCAAATTTTTTAATTAAAGCTAATCCTTCTTTTGATATATTCATTTTAGTAATCTCCCCATACTTTTGCTTTTTTTCCACCGTAGTATTCGACTGCGTGCCCTTCATCAATAAGCATTTGGCAAATATCTTCGCCATTTTCATCGTAAGGTATACCCAGGATTCTGCCGTACTTGCCTTTTCCAAGTGATTTTATTTTGAACTTTCCTACACATAATTCTTTTAACCTCTCTTTTGCTGCAAGACCTAATTTTTTTTCTGCAAGATCTCTGGTCCTGGATTCTGGGGTGTCAATTCCATGAAGACGAACTCTTTGTTTGTGTAATTTAACATCAAAACCAAGATCGATAATGCAATCAAAAGTATCACCATCTATAACCCGGTCGAGCTCACAATTATATACAAAAGCGTCTGGTGCTTTACTCATTTTCATCTCCTTTTTTATCTAAAGATCTATAATATTCTACTATAGACAATATTTCTTTTAAATATCGTTTTTGATCTGCGGTATTCATGCTTAAATTTTCGTAATCTTTATTACTTAACGTGTAAAAAGCCATTGCTGGAGCATCGCCTTTTTCTACATCTTCTAAATAACTTTGCATGAGCTCTGGCGTAAATATAGTCCAATCTATGTCAACAAGCTGCAACTCCAATGGTAAAGGGGGGTGATATACATTGGGCATTGCGGCTATGCTGACAACTTCGACCGGCTTAGTTTGTGAGGGTATAAGGGAGCAACCACTCACAGTAAGAAGTAAACTAATTAATATTATCTGTTTCATTTTCATCAAATTGGTTTGGATTAGTAATAGCTATAAGTTCTTCTTTTACTTTTTTCGTTCCTTTGTTTACTAGCTTTTCTATAAGACCTGGTTTGTTTAAAGCAAGAGATCCCATATCATGTCTAGCAAAAGTATTTCTTAATTTAGATACTTCTCTCTGGGCCTCTTGATTGGCTGCTGTCATTGATTGTAATTGTTCTGCGTTTTTCTTTTGTTGTTCTAAAAAGTTTTTTATTGAATCGTTTTGTTGTTGGATTTCACTTTCCAAAATTAGTTGATTGCCTTTGAGCGTAGATACTTCGTCTTGCAATCTATCTATATACCAAAGACTTCCTGTTACAGATGTAACTAATAAACCAGCTAAAATTATGTTTAATTTGAATCCCATGTGTATATTTTTAGTGCCTCTGCTTTACCTTTAACTTTTAGTGGTGCTAGAGACTTTAACACATATTTACAATTTTGTGCAGTTTCATGCCCTATCAAAGTATTTACACCAGCCTCTTTAGTTCCGCTCTCTAAACGAGCTGCTACATTACACGGATCACCGATTAAACTAAAAGCAAATCGGTCTTTAGCTCCAAAATTTCCGGCTATGCAAACTCCCGAATTGACACCAATACCAATGGCTATTTCTGGTATGCCTTCCTCTTTAAAACGCTGGTTTAACTCGGCTATATTTTTTTCTATTTCTAATGCAGCTGATAAAGCTAAATCGTGATGGTTTTCTTGCGGAATAATAGTATTAAAATGAAACATGCCAGCATCACCAATAAATTTATCTGTGCAACCATAAAACTTATTCACAGCTTTTACCTGGACATCTAATACGTTGTTCATTATATAAGTAACCATTTCTGGCTCTACAGATTCAGAAAGGCTGGTAAAACCTCTTAGGTCGGTAAAAATTATTGAGCAGTTTACTCTTGCTCCATTTATTTGACATAGCTCTGGATTATTTTGTAGTTTTTTTACCATCCGGGGATCAAGGTATTTACCGAATTGTTGTTTTATGAGCTGCCTAAGTTTGTACTGCTCTCTAAATCTTAAATAGAAAGCTGTTGATCCTGTAATAAATTGTGATATTAATGTCCAGGTTACATCTACTAATAGACCTGCTTGAATCATGTAATATCCGCCAGTAGCTGTAGCTAGCATAATAAAAACAGCCATACCTATGCCTAGGCTTATGCCAAACCAATGCAATACAAGCCATGTGAGAGCCACAGAAATCAATAAAATGGTGATTTCAGCAGCTAAACTCCAGTCTGGTACTGTTGGCGAGTCCTGGATTAATATTGATTCAGCTAGGGCCGCTTGTATCTTATGAGGTTCTAATAGTCCAACTGGTGTTGCAAGTTGAGGCATGATTCCGTTTGCAGTAACTCCAATAATAACGTACCTACCGTTCACATCCATTTCTTGTAATGTGGTTTCTGGTGTCTTTACCCAGGATATATATTTTCTACCCATGCTGTCAGTCTTGACCGGTGGTATTCCTCGTATTGATATTTCTTGAATACCATTATCATTTGTAGTGATAATATATGTCTTAACATTAAACAAAGCTTTGTATATTTGGGTAGCAAAACTAGGGATCCAAGAATTATCTGGTGTTCTAACCAATAAAGGTATTCTTCTTACAAGCTGGTCAACTTCGGTGGGAGCAACGGCCAGACCTTCTAATGTATTTTCTCTTAGTTTGTAAAAGTTTTGCTTAACTCCCGGACTAATAATACCACCTAGATCCTCACCCTTTACAACCGTGCCTCTAAATTCTGGGTAATTACCTTTACCATCTTCAAACATGGCTATGACAGAAGGACCGTAGCCTAGAGATCTTCCAAATTCTTCATCACCCATAAGTCTGTCGGGTTGTGGAAAACTAATAGCCCATCCTGTGCCCAAAGCACCTTTTCCTAATATCTCTAGCTGTATATCTGCAAGTCTTTTTCTAGGTAATGGCCAGCCGCCTTCTTTTTCTATGTCATCTTCGGTAATGTTTAAAATTACAAAATTACCAGAAGGCTCTTGTTGTTTTATTAAGGCATCAAAAGTTCGCAGCTTAATTATTTCTGTTGGTGTTGACTGAAATATAAGAGGCAGTGATACTATTATAAGTATAGGTAATATTAATTTTTTCATTAATCACTCTGAGTGATAGTAATTACACTGTCGCTCCCTCCATTTACCTTGATAACATTTGATATGCCATCTTGTATAAAGATAACAGTATAAGACGTGCTGCCATCTAAATCTAATTGTACAGACTCGTTAACCTGTCTGCGTAGGCTGATTACATTACCTGTAATGATTGTGGTTATTTGAGTATCGGGATCTCTACCTAGTAAAGTACCACTGACCTGGGTGCTAGTCGCTTGTGCAAGCGCATCCTCATCTTCTGCTATGGCTAATGCATCTAATACATTTAGCAAGTCTTCTAAGTAGTTTACATCAAGATAATTTATATCTAGCTCGCTGTATTCTAAATCATCGCCTGCCAAAAAATCTTCTGCTAGATAATCTATATCAAGATCATTAAAGTCTAGGATGTTAGCTTTTTTGGTTGTTACTTGCTCTTGTATTACCACCTCTTCTTTGGGTGGTGTAACAATAAGCATGTTATCAATCATATCTAAGGTTAGATCTAGTATCACTGGATTGCTAGGACTAGATTCAAATACAGATACAGTTGTAGCTTGAAATGGTTTGTTTAATGTAACGGTTCCCATGCCAGTAGTTACTAGTATCTCACCACTAGATAGACCCAATGCATCTGGTAAAAGAATAATAAGAGATTTACCAAGCTCATCTATGGTTACAGTAAAGTCTGTGCCTCTAATAGCTATGTTTGCTGTAGGTGTTTTAAGATTTATGTTCTGTTTATCTATACGGTTTAGATTGCCAGTAATAAAGCGTGCTGTTCCAAGACCAAAGGTAAGAGCCATTTTCGATTTGCTTGGATCGGGGTCATAAATATATTCATCTATTGTTAGTTGTGAGTGTTCGGTCAGTTTTACTGTAGAGTCGTCAAGAAACCTAATGGCCATTCTACCATCTGTTGTGATAGCTTCGTCATTGCTTTGTATAGCGAATGAAATATTAGCTTCGTAGGGTTTGTCTCTTACTATTTGTGCTGAACCATTTAGTTCAGATATATCGCCAATATCAGCAGCTTGTGCTTGTACCTTGGTCGTTTTGAATAACGCAAACAGTAGAACTAGCGTTACCGCCGATAGATAGAATTTTAAGCCAGTCATTGTCTTGTGTACTCAGTTGTTGGATATTAAATGTCCTTTGGCCGCCTGTATGATCTAAATAGAAATATCCACCTGCTGAGGCATTAACACCTGTACCAGTATAGTTTAATGTATTATCCGAGCCATCGACGTCGACGTAGTTCGTGGCTCCGTCAATGTTAATGTTTGAGGTAATAGTGTTGTTAGAACCTTGAATAATCCAATCTAAATTTAAAGATGCTGCTATCGCAGTAGTACCTTGGTTTAAAGTGAATGTATTGCTACTGCCTGTAACAGCTACGTTTTGGTCAGAACCGTCTGAGCTATAAGTATTAGTTGGGTCTACTTGTATAGTAAAAGAATTAGTACCACCAGTAAAATTATACAAACCTGTAAAGTTATCAGCGTATATATCACCTAGGAACTTATTGGTAGCACCAATCATATTAATATCAAGTGTCATAGTAGTGCCGTCAAGGTCCAGGGCAGTTAGACTGCCTGCTGAGGAAGATAGCCCACCAATAATGTTAGAGATACCTAATTGTTCTAGGTCTATATTAGCTCCAGTACCAGACTGATCTACGTAAATTTCGTTATCTGCTGCAAATCCTACTAAAGAAAAAATAGCAAATATGCTGATTAATTTATTCTTCATTGCTTAATTCTACTCCTACATCTTTGTTTTGTAAAACCCAAAAACCTTTCTCATATCCTAGATTAACTATTTCCAAGACACCACCTTCTATAGCTTTCATTAATGCTATGGTTGATGACT